AGCAACATATGGTGCTACTCAAAGTTGCACATACACTATCCCTGCGGGTTATCAAGGATTTATTCTTGGAGTGAACGGTTCAAGTGGTCAGTCAGACGAAATCACCACAATGATATGGGATCGTCCTTTCAACGGTGCTTGGAGTCAAGTCAAAACATTCAAGTTTGTGAGTGGTACATTTGAACACAACATGAGAACACCTTTGGTGTTTAATGAAAAAACAGACATTGAAATACGAGCATACGCTCTTGTGGAATCCAGTAGAATTGGAACAGAGTTTCAGTTATTATTAGTACCGAATGTAGCGTGAGGATAAGAAATGGCACAGTTTAACAAAGACACACAAACATACATTGACGGCCGCAGAATTCTTCACGATGTTCAAATGATATCCAACAAGAATGGCGATATCGTTACAACAGACAATAGATTTCCTGTTGACATAGAGGGGCAAACCATTAATATAAGTCCTTTGCCTTCTACTACAGGATTCGGACAGATACACAAGTTTGGTGCTGTTCCTGAAATGAGTCAAAACACCACCGGAAGCATATGGGACGAGAACGATACCGTTTATCCTTGGACAACAGTTGACGCAAACACGGTGCTTACTGTGACTGTGGTTGAGCCAAACAATGAGGCAAGCACCAGCACAGCACACAACGGAGATACCGTAGAAATACAAGGACTGGATGGCAACTACGATCCACAAACGGAAACAGTGACCATATCAGGATCAAGTGCTACTACAATCAACACATTCAAACGAGTGTTTAGAGCACGTTTTACAAATGGTGGAAGTTTTGATCCAAACACAAAAAGAATACTAATCAAGTCAGGCGCCACAACTGTAGCAAAGATACTTGAAGACATTGGTCAAACAATGATGAGCATCTACACCATACCAGCAGGAAAAACAGGATACTTGATGCGACTTGATGTAACAGCACAAGGCACAGCAACAGGCAGTTTCAAACTTTATTGCAGAGATGACGGCGTAGGAAGTTTTAGAGCTAAACACACAGCAGAAGTCAATGGTGTGGGTGGACCATATCAGTTGGAATATCCTATTCCACAATCGCTTACAGAGAAGACTGACATTGATGCAAGGATGCTCACTTTATCTAACAACGGTAGATACACTTGCACATTTGATGTCCTATTGGTTGACAACTAAAATGAACAATACATTATGTAGTGCTTTTTGGAAATATGCGACAGTGTTACCAACAAATGAAGTGATGCCATGTTGTAGATTTACCGGTAAAGGCGTAGAATATAACGGTGAAGACTTAGACGATGTTTTAAACTCTGATGTTTATGAACTTTGGAGAGAATACAGCAGAGAAGGAAAAAAGATACCGGGTTGCGAAGCTTGTTATTTTGAAGACGAAGTCGGAGCTCGTAGTTTAAGAAAAGTCATGAACGAAATGTTCTTGTACAATGGTAGAGTAGAAGTAAAAGGTGCTGAATTAGTTTTAGATAATATTTGTAATTTACGATGCGATGGATGTCATGAAAAGTGGAGTACTGAATGGGGAAAGTTTAATCATCCAGAAAAAGAAGCAAAAGAATATGTTATATCAAATAAGATGTTTACAGGCGAAGCAATACCTGATACAATAGAAAAAATATTTATCAGTGGTGGAGAACCTTTAATGACAACAAGACATTTTAAGATACTTGAAAAAGTAAAGAAAAAAGAAAAGACCGAAGTAATATATCAAACAAATGGTACATTTTTATTGAATGATGAAACAGTTGAGTTGCTAAAAAAGTTTTTAAGCGTAAGTTTCATTGTAAGTATCGATGCTTATGGTGAATTAAATGATAAGGTAAGAAGAAATAGTAAATGGTCAGACATAGTAGCATTTATTGACCAAGTAAAGATGTTAGGATACGGAATTACAGTTAATAGCATGCTGCATTATAATTCTTGGAGAACACTTAAAGAATTATCTGAATGGATAAGAAACCAAAATGTTGAATGGAAAATAAAGACTTTGATATCTCCACCAGAGTTAAACATTAAGAACATTGAAGATAAAGATCAATTTATTGAATACATTAATTCGATTGATTATTTGCCTGAACGACGGGCGATAATTGCTCACATGGAAGAGTAAGGATATGAACAGCTTTCAAAGTTTTATAACCGAACAAAAGAATACACACATGACTCATATTGAAGACAAGGTGATCTATGGCGGCGTCAATGGAACTCGTCAAGCGATTCTTGCTCTTCGTTCTTTACGTGATATGCTAGGAGGCGTACATGATGGTTCTGTTTCTGTTAAGTGGGATGGTGCACCTGCTATCTTCGCTGGTACTGATCCTCGTGACGGTAAATTTTTCGTTGCGAAAAAAGGTATTTTTAACAAATCTCCCAAAGTCTACAAGACACCAGCAGATGTTGATGCTGACACTGATGGTGATCTGGCTAATAAGCTTAAGCTCGCACTTAAGCACTTACCAGAGCTTGGGATAAAGGGAGTCATTCAAGGAGACTTTCTCTTTGGTCCTGGTGACGTCAAAAAGAAAAAGATTAAAGGCAAAGACTATGTTACTTTCCATCCTAATACAATCGTTTATGCAATTCCTGCGGGAAGTGAAGCTGAGAAAGAAATTAAATCGTCGAAACTGGGGATTGTCTGGCACACGTCATACACAGGAAACTCATTTGAATCAATGAAACAAAGCTTTGGTGTTAATGTATCAAAGCTGAAGAAATCAAAGAACGTGTGGTCTCAGGATGCTATGCTTCGTGATATGACTAACATGACGATGTCTAAAAAGGACACTGAAGAAGTGAATAAGTATTTAGCAGATGCTGGACGAATCTTTAATAAGATTGCTGGTTCTACACTTCGTCAACTTGAAGCAAATAAAGATCTTGCTACACATATTGAAACACATACTAATAAGTACGTACGAGCTGGTGCTATTCCACCAGATCCTCGTAAAAGAGTTACAGCTTTGATCAAATTCATTGAAGACAAATATAAAAAAGAAATGGATAAGCGTAGTACCGAAAAAGGTAAAGCTGTTCAACAACAAAAACTAGATGCTATTCTAAGTTTCTTTTCAAAAGAAAATAAGACTAGTTTAGAAATGATCTTTGAATTGCAAAGAATTATCGTTCTAGCGAAATTAAAACTTATAAATACTTTAAATAAACTAGGAAATGTTGATACATTTCTGAAAACAAATAGAGGTTATCGTGTAACTGGTCAAGAAGGCTATGTAGCAATCGATAAACTCGGCGGTGATGCGGTGAAAGTTATTGATAGGTTAGAGTTTTCCTATGCCAATTTTTCACCAGACATATTAAAGGGATGGGACAAGCCAGGGAGAAGATAAATGGCAAAATTAGTGTCATTTAAAGACATGATTACAGTTGAACGTCGTCCAGGTATGGGCGATCAAATCAACTATAAGGTTCAAAAGCAACGGCGTACTCAAGAAGACGTCGAACAAACCGACGAAGAACTATCAATTTCTGGTCGACGCAAACTTGCTCGAGTAATGAAGCGTCGCAAGTCTCAACTCAAAAGAGCTCGTGAACGTGCTAAGAAACGTATGGCTAAAAAAGATGTATTAGCCAAACGTGCACGTCGTCAAGCTCGTGGTCAAGCTGCGAAAGTTCTTACAAAAGGTAAGAATAAAGCAGATCTCTCAGTAGCACAGAAGAAGAATATTGAAAAGCGCTTAGCTCAACAAGGCTGGCAACAAAGAATTAATGTGCTTAATAAGAGATTAATGCCTAAAGTGAGAAGACAGGAAATTGGTAGAAAGAGATGATCCCCAGTTTTAAAAGTTATCTAGTTGAAGAAACAAAGCTAGTTTATTTTACCTTCGGTAGAATGAACCCGCCTACTATTGGTCATGAGAAACTTTTGAATAAACTTGCAGCAAATGCTCGTAGCTCATTTCCATATAGAGTTTACCTCTCACAATCACAAGATCCTAAAAAGAATCCACTCAGTTATAAACAAAAAGTTAAGTATGCTCGTAAGATGTTTCCAAAGCATGCTCGACAGATTATGCTTGACTCTAAAGTTAAAACTGTTTTTGATGCTATGGTTAAACTATACAACGAAGGATTCAAAAGAGTCGTAATGGTTGTTGGTTCTGATCGTGTCAATGAGTTTGATGTACTCTTAAATAAGTACAATGGTCAAAAAGCCAGACATGGTTTCTATAATTTCGAAAAAATTCAAATTATCTCGGCAGGTGAAAGAGATCCTGATGCCGATGGAGCAACTGGTATGTCTGCTTCGAAGATGCGTAAGGCTGCAGCAGACGATGATTTCTCAATGTTTGCTCAAGGTCTTCCAAAATCTATTTCAAATCCAGACGCTAAGAGCATTTACAACGATGTTCGTAAAGGAATGGGTCTGAAAGAACAAAAAGAATTTAAGAATCACGTACAACTTGAACCAGTATCTGATGTTCGTGAAAAGTATGTCAAAGGTCTCTATGAAGTTGGTGAAGAAGTTGTAATTAAAGATAAAGGTATTGTTGGAAAAATTAATGTCCTTGGTTCAAACTATTTGATTGTAGAATCAAAAGGTGAAACATGGCGTGTATGGCTTGATGCGGTTGAAAAAGTTGATCCTAACTTCGATTACTTTGGTGTCATGCCAAATGGTAAAGTTCAACAAACGAAAGAAGATATCGATGAAGCACGGCAAGATCCTGATATTAAAGATCGGCCGGGTGCTCAACCAGCTGGTTATCATACCGGTCTGAAGAAATCAACAAAGATTGCAAGAGATCGTCAGTTTAAGAAACAAGCAAAAATGTCTGATGACGATCCAAAAGCTTATAAGCCAGCACCTGGTGATAAAGGTGCTAAGACTAAATTATCAAAACATACAAAAAGATTTAGACAAATGTTTGGAGACAACTAATGGCTGACGATGGTGTACTCAATAAACGTCAACAAAAGATTCGCAATGATCGTCTTAAAATGATTGCGATAAAAGTGCGTAAAGATCGTGAAGCTATGGCAAAAAGAGATGCTAAAGCTAAACCTACAAATTTAGGGACTAAGATGAAATTCAAAGAGCATGCTCAAGTAATGGAAGATGCTACTGCTGGCTTGAAGAAAAAAGCAGAGAAGTCTGGCATGCCACTGAGTATTCTTCGACAGGTATATAATCGCGGTGTAGCCGCATGGAAAACAGGACATAGACCAGGGACTACTCCATCGCAATGGGGTTTTGCTCGAGTCAATTCATTTGTAACAAAATCATCAGGAACTTGGGGCAAGGCAGATAAAGACCTTGCAGCTAAAGTAAGAGGATAACATGGGCATACCTTATAAGACGTTTAAAGAACTAAGAGAGTCACTAAGTGAGGCAGTAAAGCCAAACGACGTTTTAGTTAAAATCCAAACGAAATATAGAGATCCAACTAAAAAAAGTCCGACCATGATGTTTGATCCTACACAAATACTTAGGGCACTTCGAAAGATTGTTTCACCTGAAACCAAGAAAGCTTTAGCTGGTGCATATACAGATGATGATGCCATCGTTCATGGTAAAACCAACAAAACAATGGCTAGAATGAAACTCAATATGACATTGTCGGAATTGGCTAAAGATATTGAAAAATGGACTAAAGCCAATATAAAGCCTATGAAGCCAAAAGCTGCTATTGATAGACAAAGCCCAACTCGAGCCATTATTGCTACAGACGATAAAAAAGCTGTACAATTAAAAAAATCAATTCATAATGCTCGAGCAAAAATTAACGTTAGAATTATGAAAAGAAAAGATGGTGCTAAAGTTTACATTGACACCGATGATAAAGCTTCTTTAGATTCTGCTCTTAAGAAGGCAGACACTATAATTAAAAAATAGAGAGAGTAAAATGCCACTCAAAGTATCAGACGGAATGGGAGCTTGGATTAAAGACTTTAAAAAGTCTGACGCTCCACAATTTAAAAGTAAAAATGCTGACGAACGTCGTGACATGGCGATCGCTGCTTATCTTTCTGCAAAACGCGGAGATAAAAACGAAGATTTCGAAAACGCTAAAGCTGGTAAGCGGCAATCTGAAATGATGGCAAACATTGCTCGGTTTAAGAAAGAAAGCGTTGATGAGAAGATTGTTGGATACAAGAAAGATCCAAAATTACCGAATCTGAGAGTACCAATTAAGCGTAAGCAAGGCACTATTCTTCCGAAGCTTCGACAGAAAGAAGAGAACCAGCCTGAAGAAGGTAAACCTGAAGCAACTAAAAAAGCAAAGTCAATGACACCTGGTTATACGTCTGAAGCACTTAAAATTTATGAAGCTCAGTTTATTTCTCCTAAGATGTACAAAGTAAAACAGCTTGCGCGTCTCGGACTGGTTAACAAACAAGATGTTCAAAAGCTACTCAATGCAATGGACACTATGAACCAAGGGAAAGAACTTCCAAAGAAACAAAGAGATATTATCTTTGGAGCGTTTGGAGATTTGATTGACTTGGTTACCGGTGATAAGATGATCTTTCAAAAGGCAAAGAAAGCTGTGAAAGAAGATATTCAAGAAGCTGATGATAAAGATCCAGGTGAATACGATGAAGAAGGTGCAATGATGAAAGATCAGCTTGACATCATTATGGATGCCGCTGATGAAATGTATGATATAGTTGATGATGACGAGAATCTACCTGAGTGGGTTCAGAATAAAATTACAAAAGCAGCAGATTATATTGATTCAGCACGTGATTATCTGATGTCACAGAAAAAGGATAATTCGGATGATTAAGTTTAAGCAATTTCATGAAGGTTCTGAGTCTTGGGAAGCTGGTTATAAACGCCGTGTAGTCAAGACCACGAAGCCTGAGCATAAAGACAAAGGCTATAACTGGCGCATCAAGGGTAAGGATCGTCCTGAAATTTCTATTAAACTATATAAAGAAAAGCCATCACAGGCTGAGTTCAACAAACAAATGAAAAGGGTTGCAGGCCATGAGTTTGGATAAATTTAAACAATACCGTGAAGAACAGATCGATAATATTTGCGAAAGCATGTATGATAATCTAGAACTTGAAGAATCTGAATATCAGGGTAAGAAAGTTACTTTGAACAATCCTATTCGTACTTCTGAAAACCCAGATAAAAAATTTAAGGTATATGTAAGAGGACCAAAAGGTAACGTTGTAGTTGTACGCTTTGGAGATCCAAACATGGAAATCAAGCGTGATGATCCAAAACGCAGAGCTTCATTTAGAGCTCGTCACGGATGTGATAACCCCGGTCCAAAATGGAAAGCAAAGTACTGGTCATGTTACCAGTGGCGTGCAGGTGCAAAAGTGGATAACTAAAATGGCGAAGGTAGTTAAACAAGCAGTAGGTGTATATACACCAACGTTTCACAAGACGTCAATTGGTCGTAAGCCTTCGACATGCAAAATGAATAAACAAAAGCGTCGCAGCTTTAAAGCATACAGAGGTCAGGGGCGGTGAAAGAAGACATGGCTACTACTCAACAAAGATTAGATCGCATTGAGCAGAAGATAGATAAGCTAGCTGACGCTATGATCTCTCTTGCGCGCGCAGAGGAAAAGATTGCTTCTCTGGCTGAGTTTCAATCAAATCAAACTGAGAGATTGAATCGTCTCTCAATTAAAATAGACGAAATTGCGGGTGAAACCGCAGAAAATACTCGGACGGTCCAACTTATCAATAAGCTGTTCTGGGTTGTTATCATAGCAGCGGCCGGTGCCATTGCTTCAAATATCTGGATGTAGGAGAAACAGATGACTAAGTATATTGATAGTGTTCGGGCCGCACTCGAAGAAATGGCTCAAAAGAAAAAAATGCATGAGGGTGAATGCTCTGAAGTTGAACTTGACGAAGCTCAAAAATTGTTCATGTTCAAAACCAAAGCTGAAGCTGATAAAAAAGCCAAGCAGGTGAAAGGAAAGGTTTTAGAACTCAAGAGAGCAATGGATGGAAATCTTTTTGCGGTTATAGCGAAAGGTCCTGGTCTTACCAATGAAGAAGTGGATCTCAACGAAGGAGTTGAAGAAGCAATGGATCCAGTAAATTCAAAAGCTGTTAAGAAAGATTTCAAAGATCGTAAGGACAAAGACATCGACAATGATGGTGACGTTGACGACTCTGACGAATATCTTCACAAAAAGCGTAAAGCTATTTCTAAATCTAAAGGTAAAAATGAAGATGAGCCAGAAGGTGAAAAGGGAGAAACTGCAAAAATGAATCCAAAGAAAGAACAGAAAGTGACCAAAGAAGATATTCAAAAAGAAGCGCTACGCGGCAGACGCGCTCCAAAGATGACATATGCTCTTGTTGGTGCTAAAGACATGAAAATCTATTCAACGGGCAGTGATGAGAGAGACTTAAGATTAGACAAGCGTTCTTTAGAAAAGCGATTTAAACAGCCTCTTAAGCTTGCTCGCCTTAAGACTGCGCAAAGCATCGGTGATAAAGTAGACAAGTCTCAGATTAAAGAATCTACTGTACGTGATCGCCTCATGTCAATCTGGGAAGATGCAGCTGGTGCTAAGCGTATGAAAGACCAGAATCGCGAGCCAATGACAAAAGACGACGAGCGTAGCGCAAAGAAAATGAAAGACGGACATGGTGCTCCAGATAGACGTGGTGAAATTGGTAAAGAAGCGGATACTACTGATGCAGCTGAAAGATCTAGCCCTTCGCCAAAAGCTCGTTCTAATGATAACATGCAAGGTGACAGAAACGTCATTAATAAAATCGCTAATGCTTACAAGAAGCTTGGATCAGGAAAGGACATGTAATGGCAGTTAAACACGGACCAAAGGGAGCAATCCCAACTCTTCGCGGTTGGATTGATCCAAAAACAGGTGAACTTCTTAAGTCTCAACTTTTTACTCAAGAACAGCTCGATGCTTACAACGGCGTTCAAATGATTGCTGAACCATCTCCGGTTATCGAACGGTTATTTATCGAAACTGAGCCAGAACAAGAAATGGAATTAATTGTTGATGCTGAACCAAAACTCATTGAAGAAGAACCTGCTCCTAAGCCAAAGAAAAAGAAGAAAAAGAGATCAGTCACTAATCTCTTTGGTTAATTGAATATATATCTTTATGATGATATTCGATGAATTAACAGAAGAGAATCTATTTTTGTATGCAGCGAAAGCTTACTACAAACCTCAGTTCTCAGATATTGAAGAGTTTTACGAAGACCTAAAGCGCTTCAAGTATATTAAACGGCTGGTAAATCGATACCTTGACCAAGATGAATTAAGTGAGAGATTGATTATTAATCATCTGATCGTTGTATTCAATTCTTTCGGTATCGAGCCAGCCATTAATATATTGAAACTAAAACTCGATGAAAGGCATTGGCCAGTGATTAAACCGTTTTTGATCTATTTAAAATATATCAGAGATGATCAGATTACTGGATTTAAGATGGACAAAACTGTTGTTGATAGGCTAAGACAAATATGAGTATACTCAAACGCGGCGCTGATATGATTTACACATTCCGGTTTATCCGGATGCTTGTACTTGACTGGAAAAACTGGGACGCTTACAAGCAAGGAATCATCGATGAAAAAGGTAAAAGAATCAAGTCTCAAGAGCTCGATACTCCGGAGAGGAAGGCCGCTTATACTCCTTTTATTCGTCTTACCGCTAATGTTAAGCGCTTGCTCGGGAAAGTACCTGGACTCGGTTCAGGACTCGGATCGTTTGCCGCTGGTTTGTTTCTCATTAAAGAGCGATATGAGCTCACCGACGATAGCCTTTCAAAGATCTTGTCTGAGTTCGGAATCGAACCGACGGACTTACTCAGTGAAGGAGCTGAGTGGTTTGTTCTCGAGAATGGCGAACTCTCTCCAGGAGTTTATCGTATCAAAAATGCCAAAGTTTTAAATTCTACGCTTGAAGAATTGGTATTACCAAAAGATCAAATTAAAGTTTTTGAAGGTAAACCAGTTGGTGATGTTTTTGGAATTAGCGTATATGAGGCAACACACCTCAAAACCAATCAAAAAATATATATTACTAGCAGCGAGATTTACAAATGAGCCTATGGGACAACATTAGAAAACGTAGAGCAGCCGGTAAACCGAGGTTAAAACCTGGTCAAAAGGGATATCCGAAAACTCTAAACGTGCCTGAAGAAATTACCACTACAGCGTCTATTCCAAATCCAGCTCAGACTGCGATGGGACCTGTTGACATGTGGGATAAACGCAGATCTAAAAAGAAAAAGCCACTTTTACTTAAGAGATTTAGAAAATATCTAGAGGATCAAGGTATTGCTTAGAGTTTATATTCTAGTTATTATTGTCATGGCAATGGCTGGTGTCGGTTATGCGGCAAAGTATTACTATGACACGACTCAAGCGACTATTGCTACGCTGAGAGAAAATAATGCTAAATTAGAAACTGCAATTGAAACTGCAGAAGCCAGTATCGAAGCAATGCAAGAAAATTTCGTAAAGATGCAAGAGTTGAATACTCAACTATCTGCTGACTTACAACAAGCAGAGAAATATGGTGATGAACTTCGTGGTAAATTAAGTAGATTAAATTTAGTACAAGATGCGTTAAAAGACGCAGCTCGATTAGAAGGAAAGATGAATGGTGCGA